GCAGCCTGTTATGCAGCCGCGCATTCTCGGCCAGCAGGGCTTCGTGCTGCTCGATGAGGCGGCAGAGTGCTTCAATTTCAGAGGATTTGCGGCTGAAGTTCTCGGAGATGGGGTAGAGGATACGTTCGACCCGCACGTCATTCACCAGCGCGTTGGCTTTCTTTTCAATCTCGGTCATACAAGGAACTTCCAGATCGCGGAAAAAACGCTAACGACAGCAGCTACCGCGCCTAATATAACAACACAGCCATGCACTAATTCGGTGCGGCGCGGCCACCAATGGGTAGGGCCATCGAAAATAACTTCCATTACGAACGTCGTTAAGACGCAGGCCACGAATACCGTGGCAGCTATGGGGAGGATCATCGTTCTACCTCCACGATCTTAAGGTCGCGCTTGGCTAGTGCTTCGCGTATATCTGCTGCCATTTCCGCAGCGCCGAGATTGACGATGCCGCCTTTAATTAGCGCCTCAACCAGAGGATCTACGGTCGGCTTAAGGAAGATGAAGCGGGCAAGCGGTTCGACATAGTCGTATGAGACGCCTGCTCCGCCATAAGCAATCTGCTCCAGCGTCTTCCGCATCAACTCATTGTCGGCTTGCAGGGCTTCCGTGGCTTGCTCGCGGTGACGGGCGAGCGTGTCGACGAGCGCGTCATATCCCCACGCTGTGTCAGGATACCAGACGTCGAAATGCTCTTCTGCCGCGTCCCGATCAGCCTGTGTGATCTCGGTCATCGTTCTGTCTCCTGTAGTGCTTTGCGGATAAAATCATCAAGGCAACCTTCGCAGGTATCATACATCCACTCATCATGGATGCAGCGGTCATGCTTGCTGGAGGACAAATCCATGCGCCACGACTTCCCAAGCGGTCGCGGATACGTTGATGCCTCTATCTGTTTCAGCGTCTCCCGCAGCTTCGCCTTGTCGGCTTGCAGGGCTTCGATGCGGTCGCGGGCATCAATCAACGTCTCCCACTCATCCTCATAGTCAGCATTTGCTATGCACCCTTCGATGCGTTCCATTAGATCATCAGTCATGGTTGCTTCTCCAGTGCTGCGAGAGTGATCCCGTAAGCCGCTAACTCCTCCGCGCTGTACAGCTGTAATTCGCTCGACAGCCACTCTAGGTTTATGCGGTCAACGCGCACTACCGGAGGTGCCTGCACGGCGTCGCTCGGCACGGAGTAAATCGTGCCGGCGAGCCACACTGGTTCCCGGCTCGCGGTGGCCGGGACGGCAGGCGATATCGCCCAAGGCATCTCGCTCTTCCAGTAGGGCGGCTTTTCGCCATGCTGCTTGGGCTTCCATTCCACAAAATCCATCATGATTGTTTTTCTCCTGTTAAGAGGCCGCTCGCTTCACAGGCGCGGCGCAGGTCGGTGGGCGATACGCCCCATAGGCCAACGGCATCGCCCCAACGCATGCACAGGGCGTGTACAGCGCTCTCGCTATCCCTAGCGGCCTGTTGACGCCGTTCAAGCTCCAGAAGCTCTCCAGCGGCCTTTTGCAATATCTCCATTTCAACCTTGCTGGTTGGCTTCGACCGCATTGGCCACCTCCTGCAACAGAACCGCCGTCGACTTTCTGCACGCTGAAACGGGGCTCTCGCCTGTGGCGACCCAATGCTTTCCAAGCGCGTCGAGCCACTCCACATCGGAGGAGCCACCATTGGCAAACTCGATGTTGGTCGAGCAGCACTGGCCTAAGCCGCCAAGGTGCAACTTGTGCGTCGCACCGTTCCGGCGAAGTGTTGACCAGTGCTCGGTCTCCTCAATGCGATAGGCGCGATTGAGGCGCGTGACCTGATCACCAGCCATAGGACTGCTTCTTGAGGCGGTCGCCATAGGCCCACCTGATTGCGGCCTCTTGCCTCTCCGGTGTCATTGGGCCGTGTAGCTTCCCCGTTTCGGATATTGCGATTGCGAGGGCCTGAGAGCCGTACCGCGCAGAGAACTCGGTCTCTGTGGTCTGCCGCTCCTGCATGTGTGGCAGCGTTGTCTGGCACAGTCGGCCAGAGGCGGTGATGATCCATTCCATCTCAGCGCGCTCCCACGCTCACCAGCTGCCGGCGCAGATGGTCGATGGTGAAGAACGGCATTCCGTTGGATCGACCGTATTCGGAGCACTGCTTTGCGAGGTCTGCTTTCAGCGTGCGCAGCAATGCCTCTTGCGCGTCGTACTCATCAAGGCGCTGTTTCATTTGCTCGAGGTTGTCGCTCACTTCAGACCCCCCATGCAGCGCTGACAATCCAGCGCCCGATCATGTAAACGGGCCCAAGAGCCACGAAGGTCCATGTGACGGTTCGCCACGTAACGCCATTGTTGCGGCGGCTTTTATGCTCTACGGTAGTCGGTATCATTTCGATGAGTTCCCTCTGCTCGTTATCACTGTGCTGACACTGATAGCGTCGAGGTGGAGGGTACGCAAGAGAAAAATGTGAAGGATGTGATACTCGATGCTATTGCGTGGAAGCTCATTCGGTGGACTGGCGAGTAGCCGCAAGAGCCCTCGCTCGATTATTTACAAGGCGCGGCGCAGTGAAGGCGACGCGGAGGCGCTCGCTTCCAAGCTCGAGCCTGAGCTCGCCAAGGCGATCCTCGATGCCTTTGTAAAGCAGCAAGGCAAAGCCGATGTGGACGCCATCATCACGGCTCTCGAAGCTGGCGACGTTGGCAAGGTGCTCGAGCTACTCGACCTCCCCGCAAGCATTGCCGCATTCGAAGGTGTCACGAGCTCGCTGCACACCGGTGCAAACGCCGCTGGTGCGATGGCCGCAGCACAGGTGGCGCTTCAGGTGAAGGGCGTCTCGTTCGCTTTCAACTCGCTCAACCCCCGCCTGATCACATGGCTGCAAACCTATTCGTTGCGCCTCATCCGGCAGATATCGGACGGCACCCGCGAAGGCATCCGCCAGTACCTCACGCAAGGCATGAAGGACGGAAAGAACCCCAAGGCTGTTGCGCGGCAGATCAAGGGCATCATCGGCCTCACCGATAAGCAGGCGCAGGCGGTGTACAACTACCGCAAGGAGCTTGAGACGTTCCACCTCAAGCGCAGCGCGGGCTCATGGGGCCTTGGCAACAAGATCGATCAGGTGAATGGGACGCAGGTGCTCCGGCCCGGCGAGGATGGCAGCCCGCTCGACGGCATCGGCCAGCGCCGGCTGCGCGATTTCCGCTACGACGGACAGCTGAAGCGCGCCCTCGAGAGTGGCAAGCCGCTGAAGCCTGAGCAAATCGACAAGATGGTGGCCGCGTACCAACGCAAATATCTGGCCTACCGCTCTCGGACCATCGCCCGCACTGAGGCGATCCGCACCACAAACATGGGCATTCAGGACGCTTGGCAGCAAGCGCTCGATAAGGGTGTTGTCAAAGAGGATTTGACGCGCAAGAAATGGATCGTGTCCGCAGATGAGCGGCTCTGCCAAGTGTGCGGGCCGATCCCGGGCCTCAACCCGCCCAAGGGCATCAAGCACCAACAGAGCTTCATCACGCCCGATGGGCCGCAGATGCTGCCCCCGATGCACCCCAATTGCCGCTGCACGGTGTTCTACCGCGTGTACGAACCCAAGCAGCTTGAAGGAGAGAAGCCCTAGAAGGCGGACTTGAAGAAGGCTGAGGCGAGCTTGCCGATGATCTTTGATGCCGCCCGCAGTGTCGTTCTGGAGCGCGTCGACATGGCGAGCTCCGCCATCGCCTCCAGTTTGGTCTGGACGGCTTTGAGCTCTTTGTAGATATCAAGATCACCAAGCCTATTCATGACAGGGGATTGTATGACACCTGAAGCACAAGCGGAGTTTATGGAGCGCATTGCGATCATCAAGGCGCGTGCCTGTGCCGCGTCGATCCGACTGATCAAGAGCGAAAGCAGTTTCACGCCGCCCGATGGCGTCCGCAGCGCCGCTCGGCGTGGCCTCGAGCTGCGCGAGAAATGGAAGCGCGGCGGCATCACAAACAGCGAAGCATCCGCAGAGGGTATCGGCTCCGGCGTGCAACGGGCCACCAACCTGAAGAACGGAGACGCGATCAGCCTCGCCACGGTCAAGCGCATGGCTGCTTTCTTCAGCCGCCACCAGAAGAACTATCGCCCCGATGAGAAGGAAGCCGATGGCGGCCCGACCGCCGGCACTATCGCGTGGCTTCTGTGGGGCGGCAACGCTGGCAAGAGTTGGGCTCAGGGTGTCCTCAATCGTGTTGAGAAAATGGGCCCCGACGCGGGTGATGTTCATGTACCGACCGCCACTGCGAAAAATCCCAAGGCCAAGAAGAAAGCCTATCGCCAGAAGGGCAACAAGGCTATGAAAAATACCGCCGTCTACTGAGGAATTTGATCGTGTCCGATGCCACTGAGAACCTGAAAACGCACCTCGCACTCACTCGGGCCCGCCTCGAGCTGCTGAAGGCGAAGAAAATGAGCGGTGGATACAGCCGCCACCCCTCAGGTTCGAGTAAGGGCGGGCAGTTTGCCCCAAAGGGCACGAACTCCTTTGGCAACCCGTCTGAGCCCGCGCCGTTCAAGAGCGGTGGCAACACGTTCCTCGAGGTCGGTGGGCCGGGCTGGGGCAGTTACAAGAAACCCTCAGCTCCTCCGCCGGGCGCTAAGCCTCACCCGGCTGGCGTCGATGACAAGGGCAGCCCGGTCACGGTGAATTACCCCACAAAGCCCTCGAGCAAGGACACGTGGGGTAACAAGAACGCCACGGCGACGTTCACGCCGGGCGGCGATACGCCCTCGACCCTCAACGGCGTCCCGATGAAGTCGTGGAGCCCGCCCAAGGAAGGCTGGCACGCGGTGGGCGGCAACAACGAGCGCCTCGAAGCACTGTTCCCGTTCACTAAGCCGACCGATGGCAAGTCCACCGGCGCAGGCGTGCTGATCATGGAGAGCGATGGGCGCGTCTGGCTGACAAAGCCCACGAACGAGTTTGGCGGATACAAGCAGACCTATCCCAAGGGCACCGTTGAGAGCGGGCTCACCATGCAACAGAACGCGATTAAGGAGGCCTTCGAAGAGACTGGCCTCAAGATCAAGATCACTGGCGTGCTCGGCGATTACGACCGCACCACCAGCCGCGCCCGCATGTACATCGCTGAGCGCGTGGGCGGCACCCCCAAGGATATGGGCTGGGAGAGCCAAGCAGTCCGTCTGGCAACCATGAAGGACGCCAAGACCCTGCTCAATATGAGCCATGACAAGAAAATCCTCGACGACCTTCAGGATTTGATGGAGTTCGCCAAGGCCAAGGGTGGCTCGTGGCAGAACCAGCCGCGCTGGCCGGGTGGGACGCCGCTCGGTGGCCAGTGGAAAACGATGGGCGCAGATGGCCTCACCATGCCCCCGCTGATCGCAGGCGGGCTCGAAGGTAAGAATACGGCCTACCAGAAGGCTGTGAACGCCGCGCACGCCGCCGCTCAGAAGGGCGACGTTGCGCCGGCGAAGATGCTTGTTAGCAAGTACATCTCCAAGCTCGATGCCTTCAACAAGGGCGAAAAGGGCTCATCGCACCTTAAGTGGGGCGCTCAAGGCGCGCAGTACGGCATCCAGCTTCTCCTCGATGTTGGCGCGAAGGGTAAGGCCGCCGCCACGGCAGACCGCATTAAGGGGCCGGAGAAGCTCTCTGATATGGGCCCGGTTACTGGCGCGAAGCCCGGTGGCTCAAACCCCGGTGCCCTGTACACACAGGATGGCCAACAGTGGCTGGTGAAGGGCTCGAACGCTGCGAAGTACCAAGATGCCACCACCGTGGCCGACCGCTCGAAGAACGAGGTGCTGGCCGCCAAGCTCATGCTCGCAGCTGGTGCCGGCGCGCCAGACATGAAGCTCGTGGAGCTCGAGGGCAAGTACGAAGGCGGCCTTGGCGTCGCATCCAAGATGATCGATGGCCTCACGAAACTTTCAGTTACCGATCTCGGCGCGATGGGCGCGGTGCGCGGTGACTTTGCCATTCATGCGTGGCTCGCCAACTACGACGTTCTCGGAGCGGCGCTCGAAAACACGGCGATAAAGGATGGCAAGGCCGTCAACATCGATCCGGGTGGCGCTTTGCTGTTCCGCGCACAGGGCGAGAAGAAGGATTTGAGTGCGACCGGCGGCCTTCTCGACCCGTCTGCTCCTGAGTTCGAGAGCATGCGCAAAACGAACGATCACCAAAAGGCCGTCTACGGCAAGATGATGGCGAGCGATCTTGCGGCGAGCGCTGAGAAGCTCAACAACATCTCAGACGACACCATCAAGAGCCTTGTTAAAACCTACGGGCCCGGTGATGAGGCCTTCCGGGACAAGCTCGCTCAGAACCTGATCGACCGCAAGAACGCGATCCTTGATAAGGCCGGCCTACCATTCAAAATGGGCGTGAGCGTGGCTCAGCCTGTGCAACAGAGCTCGGTTGAGCTCAGCTCGATCAAAACCTCCGCTGTCGCCCCCACGCTCTCCAAAACCGCTTTCAGTGGCGACAACAAGCTGTTCTATCAGCAATACGACCCGCAAGTCGCGGTCACGGCTGGGACAACCACCGCTTTCGGGCAACCCCCAACGCCGCAGGCTAAGGCAACGGCTGAGATGATCCTTGCTGCACAGAAGGCAGGGTTCAAGCCAAAGAAGTTCAAGGTGGGCGGTCTCCAGCAGGCTTACGTCTATGTGAAAGATGGAAACGTGCTGACTGAGAACGGCGCGAAAGCGCTTGTTGCAGGTGCTGCCATCTCAACGGCAGCACCTGCCGCTCCTAAGGCTGCCGCAACCAAGCAGGACGTTGAGGCTCAGCTGCTCGCCTCCGCCATGAAAACGACCGACACCATTACCAAGTTGGTCAAGAACCAAATAGCGGCAGGTGAAAATCCGCCAGAGTTCCCGAAGTCGACCGCATTGGCACAGGTTTTCACCGGCGATGCCAAGCTGAAGGTGATTGCAGAGGCCATCGACAAGGCCTCTCTAAGCGGTGACCTTGCCGCTGTTGCCATGGCGAAGGTCGGGCTCGATAAGATGCAACAGCAGGTGGACCCCGACGCGTCGTTCATCGCTTCCGACATTGGAGCGCTCAAGGCGCAGTCCATTGCGGTGATGGAGAAGCTCGCTTACGACGCGATCAAGGCGAGTGAGGTGATTGCCTCATCTGCGCCCAAGATCGATATCCCGCCCAAGCCAGAGTTCCCGTCCCCGAAGTTTGGCGGCACCTACTACAAGGCACTTGCGGAGAAGGCTGAGGGCCTTGCGGCAAAGGGCGATCTCGCTGGTCTGAAAGCCATGGCCACCTCAGGCAAGTACGCCGGCGGCGTGCCGTGGAAGCCCGGCAGCCCGAATGGGAAGGTGATGGCCGCGTACCACGGCGCACTGGTTGCCAAGCTCGAGCAGCAAGACGCCTCAGTGGTGGTTGCCCGCGTGAAGCAGGCGCAAGTGGCACTAGATAAGCCCGCCGCCGTGCCAACGCCAACGGCTGCCGCTGAGAAAGCTCTGCCGGCGATGCCAGATTTCGCCAAGGAGTATTACGCCCAAACCAACGTCAATGCACCTTCGCACAACAAGAAGGTTGCGGTGATTGAGCAGCTGGCCACCGCTGGCGATGTGAAGGGGCTCATCTCTCTTAACTATGCCACCAACACCATGGGCAAAGCCCAAGCAAAGTTGGCGAACAATGTCCTCGCCGCGCTGGGCTCTACCCATATCGTGACGCCGGGGCAGAAGGCCAATACGCACCCGGCTCTTTTTGGTGGCACTACCGCGAACGAGGCGACGGCAGCGGCTGCGAAAGTCAATGTTGCACTGCCGTCATCGCATGCGGCAGCTAAGCCAACGAAACCCGTCAACGCCGACCTGTTGCCGCCTGAGCCAAAGTTCATCACATCGAACGCGGCGGTCAAGCTGGAGAACGAAGGGCATGCGGCTGTTCTAACGAAGCTCGCTAAGGAGGGTGATCTCAGCGGCCTGAAGGCTTACAACAAGTTTTCACAGCAGAGCGAGAAGCTCACATCCTACAAGCAGGGCCTCATCGAGAGTGTTGAGGAGCAGGTCTTTGGCGCAATGGAAAAGCGCGGCCTCAACTCCGCGCCGCCAATCAGCAAGATCGCCGGCTGGGTTCTTTTGGGTAAGACTGACCCCGCCACGATTGAGAAGGCTTTCGAGAATGGTTGGAGCCCTGACCCGCTGCCCTCAAGTCTCGTTTCGGCCCACACAAAAATTGCTCTTGCCGTCACGGAAACCCAAAAAGACGACATCCTTCGCTACGTTGGCAGTTGGTCTTACGGCGCGAACGACCGCATGCGGAACAAGGGGCAGATTGATGAGGAAATTCGCTCTGTGTCAAAGAGCGTGTCCGAGGTCGCTATACCTCTGCCTGCCGGCACTCGCCTCAAGCGGAACATGAGCTTGGAGGGGTCCGGCCTAAAGGCGCTTTTGGCCGCGCAGGCGGGCGACATAATCCAGTCCCCTCAGTTCGAGAGCACAGCAAACCCCACGGGGCATTACGGGGAAGGCAGCAAGAACGTCCGCTTAAACTTGATCACTGCGCCGGGAGTGCGGGGCATCTACGTGGGCAAGGAGCTTGGGCTCAAAGGCGAAAACGAAATGATCCTGCCTGAAAACACGCGCTACGCGATCCGCCGGGTTTACAAGAAGGGGAGCAAGACAATCGTTGAGGCTGTAATCCTGCCCTCTATTCTCGGCCAGCTCGAGTGATAGTGAATTTTGTTGTAAAATCATTTCTGTGATAGTAAGGGCCTCGATATGAGTGAAGACCGCTTCGATAAATTGGGATTTGGCGTTACCTCGCAGCTGATTGAGGCTGGTAGTCGTCCCATCCTTACGAGCGTGGAGACGGTATCTGAGCTTCTGCGCGGCCTATCCGCATCTTGCCTTGAGCGCCGCTCGCAATACCTCGACGGCAAGGTGGATGGCTCGCAGGCGGCGTTGAAGGATAGTGAAGAAGCGCATGCTTTGGGCGCCCTTCTTAATGGCATCGGCCCACGCGCCGCTGACTACTTTATCCAGCCATGGAACAGCCCTGAGCAGATGGGCCGGTATTTGGTCGAGGCCTACAGCCTTGAGTGCGCCGATGATGAGGCTGCCTATTGCGTAATCATGTCGTTCATCGGTGAGATATATGCGACGCTCGACCACCTGATTGAGCTGGATGCTGTCGAAGAGCAGCGCGAACAGTTCACCAGCATCATAGAAACGTACACCATCGCGCTCCTCGGCCTGCCATACGAGGAAGAATAGCAAGCCGGCGCAATCACTCCGCTGACACTCACCGCCTAGTCGATATCACGCCCGGTATATCCGGGCGTTTTTATGTGCGCGAAAGCGTCTATTGCTCTTTTTTCTCTGTGATCCCCGTGTTACGGCTATTGCAACGGACGCAGTCTGCGCTCGTTTGCACGCTTGTGATGGTGGAGCCGATATGGGCTTTGGGGTCTCTTTTGAGTTCGAGAAAGCTGATAACAGCGGGCGCTATGTGCGCGGCTGGGCGAATGTCGTCTCGAAGGATGGCGAGGTGGTCACTGATCACCAAGGGGACCGCATCACCATCGATGAGCTCCGCAAGGCAGCTCACAAGTTTGTCTGCGACGCCCGCGTTGCCAAGGCCATGCACAACGGTCACGCCGTTGGCGAGGTGGTCGAAAGCGTAATCATCGACGACGCCTTCGCTAAGGCCGTTGGCATGAGTGATGGCCGCAGGGGCTGGTGGATTGGTATGCACATCACCGATCCCGGCGTGCAAGAGAAAGTCCGCAAAGGCGTCTACCGCGCCTTCTCTATAGGTGGCCGTGGCCGCCGCACCAAAGTGGAGGAGTAAGGCATGGCTCAAGATTTGAGCGAAATGACGATTGAAGAGATCAGTCTCGTTGACGATCCCGCAAACGAGCAGGCCCGCGTCCTGATCGTTAAGGCTAAGGGCGGCAAGGCCGCCAAGCCTGAGGACGAGGACGAAGAAGAAGAGCAGCCCTCCGCTGAGGAAGTGGGTGTTGCAATGCGCCTGAAGAAGGCGCTCGAAGAGATTGCACCGGATGTGGTGCATGCCGTGGTCGGCGGTGAACCGATCAACCCTGAAGCAGCCGGTGAGGCTGCCGCTTCTCTCAAGGAGTACGTAATGGACATTGAAGCTCTGTCCAAGGCTCTTGAGGACGCCGAAGCACGGCTGGAAACGCTTGAAAAGCGCGCCACCGAAGCAGAAGCGGCTCTCGCAGATGCCAACGAGATTATCAAAACCCGCGACGCGGAGCTCGAAGCTGTAAGCAAGTCGAGCGAAGAAGCTGAGGCTACCCCCTCTGAGGAGGAAGTCATCAAGTCGCTGCCCGAAAGCATTCGCAAGCGCCTCGAGGAAGCCGATAAGGCAACTGAGGAGCTGGCTAAGGCGAAGGCTAAGGCTGAAGAGGATGAGGCTGTGGCTAAGGCTGCATCGCTCGGCGTCGGTAAGGCGGATGAGCTGGGCCCCGTTCTGTTGCGCGTCCGCAAGGGCATGACAACTGAGGCCGATGCCGGTGTCATCGAAAACCTTCTCAAGTCACTTGCAGAAGTATCGGTGAAGTCGCTTCTCTTCAAGTCGATGGGCTCGGACGCCGCCGTAGATGGCGACCCGGAGGCCATGCTCAAGGCTAAGGCCGATGAGATCAAGAAAGCCAAACCTGAGCTCACCGATGCACAGGCATACGCCAAGGCAACTGAAGAGAACCCGCATCTCTACAACGCCTACGTTGCCAAGCGCCGGGCGGCATAACGAACCCTCTTAATAGGAGATAGACACATGTCTTTCGATAATGGCCTGAAGGCTTCCTTCAGCCTGCCCGCCGGTGCAGACCTCACGGGCAAGCAGTTCCACGCTGTCGTGGTTAACTCGAGCGGCGCTGCCGCCGCAGCCGGTGCCAACGCTCTCAGCGCTGGCATCCTCCAGAACAAGCCGAACACCGGCCAGCCTGCGACCGTTTGCTATGACGGCGTTTCGAAGGCTGCCATCGGTGCCACGGTGGCCGCCGGCGCAAAGCTGACGACCGACGCGGCTGGCAAGCTCGTTACCGCAACCACCGGTCAGGCGGTTGTTGGTGTTGCTCTCGCAGGCGGTGCCGTCAACGAGATCATCCCTGTCCTCATGACCCGCGTCGCCCTCGGCTAAGCGGCTCATTTTTGAATTGGAGCAATAACCCATGACCCCGACCCCCGGTGACGTTCATGTCAATGCGCCGCTGACCAACATCAGCATCGCCTTCCTGCAAAACGCTGCGAACTTTGTGGCGACCCGCGTGTTTCCGAACATCCCTGTTCAGAAGCAGTCGGACCGTTACTACGTCTATGAGCGTGGCGATTTCAACCGCGATGAAATGCAGCTTCGCGCCCCCGCAACCGCCTCTGCCGGCGGTGGCTACACGCTGGACAACACTCCGACGTACTTTGCCAATCGGTTCTCCTTCCACAAGGATATCCCCGATGAGCTCCGTGCGAATGCGGATGCTGTCCTTTCGCCCGACCGCGAGGCGGCTGAGTTCGTGACGCACAAAGCGCTGATCAAGCGCGAGAAGCTGTTCTCGAACACCTACTTCAAGACTGGCGTCTGGACCTTCCAGCGCGCTGGTGTGGCTGGCACCCCGGGTGCCAACCAGTTCAAGAAGTGGAATGATGCCACCTCGACCCCGATCCGTGACGTTCGCCTTGGTAAGGCAAGCATCGCTCAGAGCACCGGCTTCGAGCCGAACAAGCTCATCATGGGCCGCGCTGTCTATGACGCCATCGTCGACCACCCGGAAATCATCGACCGCCTGAAGTATGGCCAGACCGCTGGTGCGCCTGCCATGGCTTCAAAGCAGGCTCTCGCAGCCCTGTTTGGCGTTGACGAAATCCTCGTGATGAACGCCATCGAAAACACCGCAGCTGAAGGCATCGCAGCCGCGCACTCGTTCATTGGTGGCAACCACTGCTTGCTCACCTACTCAACGAGCGCTCCGGGCCTCATGACGCCGACCGCCGGCTACACCTTCTCGTGGACCGGCCTGCTTGGCTCGGGCGCGGATGGCAACCGCATCAAGTCGTTCCGCATGGAAGATCGCAGCGCTGACCGCGTTGAGATCGACATGTGCTTCGACATGAAGCTCGTTTCGGCTGACCTCGGTCAGTTCTGGAGCGACGCGGTCTAATCGACCCAATAAGGAAGGGCGGGGCCTCAAACCCCGCCCTCCTAACCATGTGAGAAAGCAGACATGGCAACTCGTTTCTATACATCTGAAAGCAAGTTCAAAGCAGGCCGCCCCTTCATCATGAATGGGGAGGACTACAACTTCGATGATCCAGTCGACGTGACCGGCATCGAACCGCGCCGCATCAAGCTCATGTTTGAGGCGAACCTTCTGGAGGTCGATGAGAGGCCGCAGGAGCAGCGCAAGAAGGCACCGCCGCCGCCCGTAGAGGGTGAGAAGCATCGGCTGAAGAACGGCGGCTTTGGCCGCTGGTACATCGCCAACAGCGCCGGCGACAACATCGAAGGCCCCTTCACTGGGGACGACGCGAAGAAACAGGCGGAGCTCGCTCTGGCCAAATATCAGTGAGGTAGACGATGCCCTTGATTGTCGAAACTGGAGTTGGGCTTGCCAACGCCGACGCCTACGTTTCGCTGGTCGAGTTCAAGGACTGGTGCAGCAATCGGGGCTATCGGTGGGAGGACGCGGAGGATTTCGCGATTGAGAACTCTATCCGCCTCGCCACTGGCTATATCGACACCATTGGTCGCTACAAGGGAGCGCGCCTTGTTCCTGCGCAGACCCTTGAGTTCCCGCGCTCCGATCTTATCGACTGGTCCGATTACACCATCACAGGCGTACCCCACCGCGTAAAGCAAGCGTGCTGCGAGCTCGCGTACAAGGGGCTTTCGGAGCCGCTGTACAAAGACCTCGACCGTGGCGGCAAGGTTGTCTCTGAGAGCGTGGGCCCGATCTCTGTCACCTATGCGGGCGACGCGCCGGCTGGGAAGCTCTTCATGTTCGCCAAGAACCTGCTCGAGCCGTACCTGCGCGACCCCGACACCATTCTCTATGAGCCCATGAACGCGCCTGTCTATGAGGGCAATTTTGCGCGGGTGGGCATGATGGATAACCCCGGCGCGGGCGCGCTCACCTCGTACAGTGTTGACGACGAGTAACGCCCATGGCGACCTATGACGCAGCTTCTGCCACGGCGTACAACCTGATCGCTTCCAAGGGGAGCGATGTGGTGTTCACGCGGGCGAACAGCGCGGGCTTCGACCCCGTAACGCAACAGGAAACCACCTCGAGCACCACCCTCACGCTCAAGGCCGTGGGTCTTCCGCCCGGCAAGAGCGCGGAGTTCCGCATCGGCAAGCTCGAGCGTCGCAACATCATCGAGCTGCACTGCGCCCCCCAAG